AGTTCATAGAGAAGCAGATAGCGAAGGAAACGGCTGGATCGCCTTCAAGCCGCGTCTCCTATGGCCGACATCGGAGGTTTGCATAATGGGCTGGCTAGATTCAACCATCGCCTACTTTTCTCCCCAACTTGCACTCAAGCGCCACATCGCTAGAAGCCGCCTGACCCGGCTAGAAACCTACAAGAAGAAAGAGCGCGGCTTCGATGCGGTTTCTTCCGACCGGATGCGCTACGACTTCATTACGACCGCCAAGAGCGCGGATGCTTACATCTCCGAAGGCGCTGAGAAGCTGCGGCAGCATATCCGCCAGATGGAATACAACAACGGCTTCGTTGCCGGTCCTGTCAAGCGCATCGTCAATAACGTGGTGGGCTTAGGTATCCGCTTTCAGTCTCGGGTGAAAGCGGATGAAACATACTTCTCGCCGCCTGAAAGCATGGTGAAAATTCGGGAGCGCGACGCTCAACTGTTTAACGCCCTGGCCGAGCGAGGCTTTAAGCGGTGGGCGAAGCAGGCAGATGTCAGACTGCTTGCGAATTGGAGCAAGATACAGCGCCTTGTGCAGGCCGAGCTTATCCGAAGCGGTGAGGCGTTGATCGTCGGGCGCACCAGCAAGCGCCCTGGCCGATTTGTCCCTTACTGCCTGGAGGTCTTAGAGATCGACCGCCTGGGCACGCCTTTTGACGAACTGAGAAACCCGCTCATCAAGAATGGTATCGAGTACGACTCCGAAGGCGTCCCGGTTGCCTATTGGATAATGAAGGAGCACCCCGGCGATACGCTGAAAGTGATCGGAAGGAAAACCGACTCTTATGAGCGCATACCCGCTTACAACGCAAACGGCACCCGGAAGGTGCTGCACCTCTTTGACATCCTGCGGCCTGAGCAGTCCCGAGGCTTCAGTGAATACGCTGCCGGCCTGAAAGACTTTCAAGACCTTGACCGCTACCGGGAAGCCGAGATCATGGCGGCCCTTGAAGATGCCTGCATGACCGGCTTTGTCAAGACCGAGCATCCCGATGACTACCAGGGAGCGTACACGGTTGCGGACTCTGACGAAGACGATGCGGGCAACACTCAGCGCATCCATGAGTTCGCACCGAACAAGTGGCACTACCTGCAACCTGGAGAAGATGTGCATATACACTCTCCCCAGCGCCCGAACGATCAGCTTGACCACCTGGTAAATCACCTCCTGCGCGGGCCTTCTAATGCTCTCGACATTCCCCCGGAAGTGCTCGCCCAGAACTGGCAGGGAATGAACTACAGCAATGCCCGGACTGTGCTTCTTCAGTTCTACCTCTCCATGCGCGTCCGCCAGGCGTACCTGATCGACACTCTCTGCAATCCCGTTTACGAGAACGTGCTCGCAGACATGGTGCTTATGGGATACATGGGCGCGTCCGGCGCAAGCCTCTACAACTCCCGGCGCGATGACGTTCTAAACGTGGCCTGGATTCCTGGCGGCTGGAGCTGGGTAGACCCGCTCAAAGAGTCTCAGGGAAAGACAAATGACGTTGAGAACAACTTCGACACCTTGACGAATGTTTGCGCCTCTCAAGGCGAGGATGTGGATGAAACCCTTGAGACCAGGGCGCGGGAGCTGAAGAAGATCAAAGAGCTTGAGGAGAAGTACGGTATTCAGTTCCCGAAGAAAACTCCCGCTCCAGTGCAGGCGCAGCCTGACGATGAAGAAACCAAGACTGACGGCGGGCGTAAGCTCGCCATCGTGGAGTAGCAGATGAGAAACGAGAAACTTTTTTACCGAGACTTTGAGATCGATTCTCGCGCCATCAACAAAGAAAAGCGCAGCGTCGAACTTTCCTTTTCTTCAGAAGAACCTGTAAGGCGCTGGGGCGCTTCAGAGATCCTGCTTCACGGAGAAGGAAACGTTGACCTCTCCCGGCTGAAGAAAATGGGATCAGCCCTGCTTAACCACAACGCCAACATAATTGTTGGGCGCATAACCGAAGCGCGCCTTGAGGACAAAAAGGGGAAGGCAATAATCGTCTTTGACGATGACGAGGATGGCAACCGCGCCATGAAGAAAGTCGAAAGCGGCTCGCTGAAAGGTGTGTCTGTCGGCTACATGATCAACAAAGCCCGCGAGGTGCGGGTAGACGAGGAATGGGAAGGATATAAAGGCCCGGCATATATCGCCACCCGCTGGACGCCTTACGAAATTTCGCTTACTCCGATCCCGGCAGATGCAACGGTCGGCGTAGGGCGCTCACTGGAGGGGATTGAAATAGAACGAACCGAAGTACCTAACACTAAACCGGAGGAATCAACCATGGAAGAAAAAGACGTTCAGCGAATTGTTGAGACTGCGCTTGAGAAAGAGCGCGCAGCGCTGCCCGGCCTGATTGCAACCGCAGTCAAGGACGCAATGGCAGAGGAGAATAAGCCGAAGATGCGGATCACGGTTGAACAGTTTGACGACCTCTCGAACCGTGCAAGCGCCATCTCCCCCGAGGCTGAGCTTGAAGTATCGAAGCTCGCCCGCTCTGGCAAGACTGAAGTTGAGATCCAAAAGTACCTGTTGGATCTCCGTACCGGCAAAGCCGACGCAGGAAACACCACCAAGGGAACCGAAGGCGAGCAGGGCAAAAAGGTAACGGATGAGGACCGGGCAAAGCTGGTGCGGTCTCTTAAATCGCCCCGCGTTGCTTTTGCGAGCTAAGGCCTTATAAGCAAAAAACCATTTTCATGGAGGAATAGAACATGGCTGTCAACAAATATCCTTGGGTAAAGAACCTCGGCGGCGACATAAAGCCGCTCGTGTTCCCTGGAAAGGTCCAGGCAGGCTCTACCGCGACGATCAAGCGCGGCGAGATCTGCACGTTTGACGAAACCTCCGGCTACTGGATCGCGGCCAATGCCGCAGCCGACCGGCGCTACTCTCTCGCCATTGCGAACGAAGAGCAGAAAGCGGCTGATGTTGCCCGCTACATGGAATTCATCGCGATCCGCGAAGACGATGTTTTCGAGTTCGCCATTGACGCGGCGGCTGCAATCGTGATCGGCGACGGCCTGGAGCTTACCGCTTCCGATTCTCAGAAGCTCACCAAGGATCAGGATGGTGATTGTGTTGCCTTTGTGTGCGGATTCGACAATTACCCTGTCAGCGGAACCACAATCACCAACAAGTCCACGGCTCAGGTGGTTTTCAATCCCGTGTACTCTTACTGGTGCATGACCGTGCTCCGAAAGAACCTGAAGAAGGTCATCAACACCACGGCCAATCTCACCCTGAAAGTCGAGGATTGCGGCGCGATTGTGACCAACATGGGCGCGTCCGGCGGGGTGACCATTACCGCTCCGACTCCGGCGACAGCTCCCGGCCTTCCTATCGGCTGGAACGTGACGCTTGCCTGTAGCGCTGCCGATGCTATGGCCTTCGACCCGAAGCCTGACACCGCTTCAGTGATTATCAAGGGCGCGGTTCATACAGCTGGCAATACCGTCTCAATTACCGACGAAGGCGACTTTATAAGCCTTGTCTGGGACGGAACGAACTGGCTCAGCTACGCCTCTATCTCTGGCGCTGATGGCGATATTACGCTTACCTAATGGCGATAACCGAAAATCAACTTCCTTCTGGAGGGTATAAACATGAAACGACAGTTCATTAAATCCCCCATAGAGTACCAGGATACGTTCTCTTATGGGGAAATTCGCGACTTTGCAAAGGCGCACCCGACCGACTTCCTTGGCACGATGGATGCGGCTGCCCAGAAGGGCGAGCTTCGGCTGCAAGATATCGCCGACATAAAGGGACTCTACCAATCCCTCTGCGATATTCAGGTGCCTCTCCGCATTGAAATGGCCGGGGCGCAACGCTCTATCATGGCCTCTGCCTTCCCGGTGCTCACCGGCTCTCTGGTTATCGCAGCCATGAATGCACAGTATCAGTCGATTGAAACCGTGGGAGAGCGGCTGGTGGAGGACATCGAGGACAACAAGAAAGTGACCTCGATTGCGGCCGTCCACAACCTCGACAAGGATATTGAGGAAGTGAAAGAAGGTGAGGACTTCCCGGAAATCTCCGCGACTGAAGAGAAGGCTGAGATTCGGCATAAAAGAAATGGCCGCACCCTTCGCATCACCGCTGAGATGATCGAAGAGAATGAAATGGCTGACATCGTTTCGATGGTGAACGCCATTCCTCAGATCTCCTCTGACTGGATTGAAGAGCAGACCCTGAAGCGAGTCACGGACCACTACGGCTCTAAGTCATCTGCTTCCGAGCCTTATGTCTACCGGCCTGATGGCACTGGCACGACCCTTTATAGCGCCACCGCCAACACTCCCGGCACCCGCGCACCTCTGGGCACGCGAATCACCAACAATGCTCTCGTTGACGAAACCGACCTTGATGCGGCCAGAACCCGGCTTGCATCAATGAAGAACAACCGGGGCAAACGTATCGCCATCCCGCGCTCGATGCTTCAGATCGTTGTACCCGATGCGCTACTCGGAACGCTGGCTAAAATTCTTAATAGCGAATACGTGCCCGGCGTTGAGAACGAGCTTTCCAACTGGGGCCCGCGTGGCCTCTTCCATATCCCGATTGAGCGCGTAGTCTCTTCTCCGAAGCTCGATGACCTCTCAACCTCAGCATGGTATTACGGCGCATTCCCGCAGCAGTTCAAGCGGAAGTGGAAGCTGCGCTTTGAGTACGTGACCCTCGGCATGGATACTCAGGCGTACCTGAATTCCCGGATCGCTTTCCAGGCGCGTATCGCGTGGGACTGCGAAATCGGTGCCACGGATTACATCTACTGCTTGCAGTGCTTGGCAACGACAACCGCCCCTGCTGATGAGTAACAACTGAAACACCAATAGCGCCGTGCATTCCCGGCGGCGCTTTTATCTTCCAACAGGAGGACCAACATGAAAAAGAAACTACTGGCGGCATTCGTGCTGCTGATCTTTGCAGTAGGGGTAGCATGGGCCGGCACTCCTACCCTGCAGAAATTCGGCATTCGCTTCAAAGATGAAGGCGCGGCCCATAGTACGCCCAATTCCGGATACGGCGAGCTCTACGTCAACTCGGATGCTCTCTACTTTATCAACGACTCTGGAACCGCAACCAATCTGCTTTCCGGCAATGGCGACAACACCCTTGACGATGCTTACGACCAGGGCGGAGCGGGAGCGGGCAAGGCGATAACTGTTGACTCTGGCGCTATCGCCCTGAGCAACACCGACGCGGACGCTGCCTGGCTGCTTACCCTTAACGGCTCTCCGGGCTCAAGCGCTGCCCTTGGCGGCATGCAGATCACCATGGGAGCCAACAGCACGCAGGACGCCCTTGAGTTCGTAAACGGCGGAACCGGGTACGACATCTATGGGACCAGCGGAACTTGGACGGTAAGCGCGGCGGGTCTTGGCACCTTTACCGACCTAACAGTCGCCGAGACGCTTACAGCCACTGGAGGCGTAACCCTGGAAAACGAGGCTGTTCTCGCCAACTCAACCAACAGCGAAATCAAATTCACGGAAGCGGGCGAGGACTTGATTTTTGACATGGACGCCTCGACAAACGTGATCGGCCTCAAATCCTCAACCGGTGTAACCGGGATCGCGCTCGGAACCGTTGATGACCTTACAGGAGTGGGCGGAATCACTTTCGACGCCGCGGCCTCAACCGTGACCCTTGCGGCAGACGGCGCAGCGCAGGATCTAACGCTCTCCGTTACCGGCGCGCAAAACTCAAGCCTGGTGCTGGCCTCTGAAGGCACGGGGGCCGATGCTCTGACAATCAGCACGAGCGCGGGCGGAATGGATTTGACCGTTGCCGGTTCTGCAGCGGGCGAAGACCTTGACCTTACAAGCGCAAGCTCGATCAATCTCACCGCAACCGAAGCGGCGGCGGACGCGATCAGCCTGACGGCCTCCACAGGCGCAGGCGGAATTACGATTGATGCCGGAACCTCGGGAATCACGTTTAGCGATGACAGTATTTCGAACGTGGGCGACATTGCTTGCGATGACATCACATCTGATGCAAATGCCGACATCGTTCTTTCCGCCGTCAAGACCATTGTGAAAACGATCGACGTTGATGACGATGCAAGCACCGATGATTACCAGTTCGACGACGATGCGGCCGATACCACTGAGCAGGTGATCACCCTGACAGAAATCGTGCCCGCTTGGGCGGAAGTGACGAGCATTCAGCTTCGCTGCCTTGAGACCGTGACCGGATCTCAAACCATGAGTATCGACGTTGGTACTACATCAGGAGGCGGCGAGCTTTTAACCGCCGCTGAAGTTGATTCCGCAAACGACCTATTGGCAACCGCTGCCGGGGATGCTCCCGAGTTAGCGAGCGCGGCTGCTGCCCGGTCGGTTTATGTGAACGCTACTCCGGGCGGAAACTGGAACACTCTTGACGCTGGCCGCTGGTCTATCGCCATCACCTATATTGATTATGGTGCGGCTGTATCACAGGCGGCTCCGTAATGGGACTGCAATCACTCGTACAGAACGATATAGCTAAAATTCTTGCCCGTGACGGCGAAGCGGTTACCTACAAGACCACGGCTATTAAGGCGCTGTACGAGGTTCAGAACTTGTTTGACGACATGGGTGGATACATCGGCGCGAGAATGGCTCTCACCGTAGATAACGCCGATGTATCAGCCCCGGCAGAAGGCGACACGGTAACAGTGGGAAGCGATACCTGGACCGTGCGGAAAGTCTTAAAGGGAACAAAGTATCATCAGCTCACCTGCTCCAAGGATGAGCACAAAAGGTACTGATGAAAATCACCTGCGAACTCGACACAAAGACCCTGAACATGCTTAGGCGCGGATACGCGAAGGCAGACAAAGCCCTTGCGAATGCCGCCCGGCGTGCTGCCAATCGGACAGCAACAGGAACCAGGACGGAGATATCAAAGCGGGTGCGCGAGCGAGTGCCTATTGCGGCATCTGTTGTGAAGAAGGCCACCACCATTAAACAGGCAACCAATTCAAACCCGACAGCACTGGTGGATACCGAAGGCAAGCGCCTTCCCTTGATCGCTTTCAAGGCTCGACAGACATCGAAGGGCGTCACCTATGATAAAGGCGATGGCAAAGAAAGGCACAACCGCGCATTCATTGAGACCATGCCCTTGAATTTTTCCGGTTCAAGGATATTGGCCCTTGATGCCGAAGGCGGAAACATAGGGCACAAGGGCGTCTTTGTCCGCATCTGGACTTTTGAGAACTCCCGCAAATTCGGCAGCAAGAAAAGTGACAGGGCGTGGGGAAGGATACCGAAGGAATACACTCGCAAAGGAGGCGAGATTGTCATGTTCCGCCATCCTATCAAAGAGCTTGGCGGCCCCGCCGTGGCCGAGATTCTTGGCGGCAACACCTTAAAGAAGGTCATGGAATACACGCAGGACCGCTTAGACAGAGAACTCAACCACGAGATCGAATACGAACTAAGCAAAATGGGAAAGAGCGCATGACCATTGATGACCTTGTGCAGAAGATAGTCACCGATCTAGTAGCATCGTCCGCCATCAAGACATACTGCACCACCAACCTTGGCGGCGCTCATGCGGTACATCAGGGAAAGCGTGGCGCACAGTCTCCTGCTACATACCCGGCGATTAATGTCATGCCATTAAGCAAGACACGAGGCGATCTGCAGCAGTCATGGACCTATGCGATAGCTGTTGAAGTAGCGCTTGAAGATAGCACCGTTACCACGACCACGGTTAGCGGGGTGACGAAATCTTTACAGGATGGACCGACACGAGTTGAAGCGCTGCTTGATCTTATCTGGACAGCAATTTCAGCGATCACATTCACCGGACCAACGGTTGACTGGACTGATCAGGAATACACGATAGGAGACGAAGAGGAAGGCGACTACTTTCCGATATTCACCGGCCGGCTTGTGCTTACAGCCTCCTTTACCCGGCTGATAGGTGCCAGCGATCCGGTTATAGTAACGTAACACGATACACGTCAAACAATAGGGCAATGCTCCGGGACTGATCATCCTGAGGAGACAATAAGGAAAGGGCAGTGTAGGTGCCTACACCACTTACGCTGCCCTTTTTCTTTGCCCTACACACATCAAGGAGGAATACACCATGGCACAGGCTAAAGGTTCAAAGGCTCGAATTCTCGGAGGCGTGAAGGAGGTAACGTACAACACGACCCCCAACATTGCAGGCGGCTCAACGATCAATCTGCCCTTTATGTCCTCGTCCATCCGGGGCAGCTCGAACCTTATTAAGTCAAAAGTGTTGAAAGGCCGGCGCGACGACGTTGCCCCGTCTCAAGGGAATATCAGCGTTGCCGGAACCGTCGTCATCCCGGTTGATCAGGCGAATATCGGCTATTGGCTGCAGATGCTTCTAGGTGGTCCGGTCTCAACCGGCAACTCTGCGCCTTATACTCATGTATTCGATATTCCTGACTCGCTTGATTCCTGGGTGCTTGAGCATGGCTACACGGATAACGGCGACTACCAGCTCTTTAACGGTTGCAAGGCAAAGTCGATGTCCTTTGAGTTCGGTGGAGACGGCGAGCTTTCGGCTTCTGTTGAAATTGTGGGCGGGAAGGAAACAACCGGCACCTCCTCGATGGATAGCGGTACGCCGACTTCAGTAACGCTTACCCCGTATTCCTTCAAGCACCTCGCGGCAAAGGAAGGCGGCTCGCCTATCGCAACGCTCTTGAGTGCAAGCCTGACGATTTCTAACGAACTGGACGAGAGCCAGTATCTTATCGGCGCTTCCGGCTATCGCGGCTCGCTGCCTGAAGGAAAGTGCGTTGTCTCTGGCAATATCAAGGCCATCTTTGAGGATTGGACCCTGTACGGCAAGGCATCGGCCGGAACCGAGTCGAGCCTTCAGTTCACGCTGACGAACGGCGCATACTCGCTTGACATCCTTATGCAGGAAGTCATTTTCGGCCAGAACGCTCCGGCAATCGACACTCCTGGCGGCATTTACATCGACCTGCCGTTCCAGGCGTATTTCGACAACGCGGCCCAGGACAAGACGGGAGTGCAGGTGACCCTAGTCAACACCCTGGCGGCATACATCTCATAAAGAAGGGGCACATGTATGCTGCTTGCGATATACGACCAAACCCCGGGGGATGCAATTAAGGCGCTGGAAGCGGGAGCGCGGGCGCTCGGCATGGATGTTATTTATCGGCGGCAACAGGCGTCGAATATTGTGGATCGGCCTCATGTTGGTGCTGTTTGCGGCCTGAAGCAGGTCAACTCTTCTCTCCTCGCCTCCTGTAAAGCGGTAGGTGTCCCTGTTCTTGTCGTGGAATGGGGGCACCTCCTCCGCTCAAAGGGGTATCACCAAGTAAATATCAATCAGCTCCGTTGGCTTCCTCCGGTCGAATGTCCGCCCGACAGGTTCGATGCGCTCGGCCTTCAGCGGGCAAAAAAGATGAAGCGCAACCGTGGCGAGTATGTCCTTGTCTGCGGCCAGACTCCCGGCGACGCTCAACATGGAATGGGCTGGAATGAGATGATCCGCTGGCAGCAGTCAACCATTTTGACCATTAAGAGCCACACGAAGCGCCCGGTAGTTTTCAGGCCGCATCCGAACATCTTTAATTCCCTCGTTTCCGGCGGCTACGTCAACCCTCCCGAAGCCGACCGCATAAGCAACCCGAACGAAACACCGCTTATTGATGACATCCGGGGCGCTTTCGCCATGGTGACGTTGAATAGCACATCCGGACAAGAGGCGCTACTTGAAGGCGTCCCGGTATTCTGTGACCCGATGGCTATTTATTCAGGTGCCGCCAATACCGACCTGGCCGACATCGAACACCCGAAGTGGCGCGACACAGAGGACTACTTTAACCGGCTGGCTTACACCCAATGGACATTCGAGGAGCTAAGGACAGGGGAGCCGATTCAATTCTTAAACCGGTTCATCGAGGTCAGGCATGTGGGGTGATCAGGCTCTTCGAAAGCTAGTGAACGAATACGACTTTGAGACCGTGCTTGATATCGGCTGCGGAGCTGGCGAGCAGGCGCGGGTATTCCTCGAACAAGGGAAAAGCGTCACCGGGATCGACTTTGATCTTCCTGAAATAGTGCACTCGCACTGGAAGGGGATCAAGGGCGACTTCTATAACGAGGCGTACCCCTGGAAGCAGACCTTCGATCTTATCTGGAGCGCCCACGTTCTTGAGCATCAGATGTCACCCGGAGCATTCCTTGCGGCCCTGCACGCCCTTTGCCACGAGAACACGATTATCTGTATCACCGTTCCGCCATTAAAGCACCAGATAGTAACCGGCCACTTGACGCTTTGGAACGGCGGGCTTCTTATGTATCACCTCGTACTCGCGGGCTTTGATTGCAGCGAGATCAAGGTGCGCCAGTACGACTACAACATTTCGGCCATCTTGAAGTACAGGCCGATCGATCCACCAGGCCAGAGAGAAAGCATCAACACCATGTCGGCATACTTGCCAAACCGGCATAACCAGCATGGATTCTCAGGAGACATCAAGAATATCAACTGGTAACAACCACACACACAGGAGGCAACACCATGGCAGTAAAACTTGCAGGAGAGCGACAGGTAGAAGTTGACGGCATGAAGTTTAACATCGGACCGGGCGGCTACATAGACAACCTGAAAGCCCGGCAGCAGCTTACAGATGCAGGGATCACGGATGAAAAGCTGATCTCAAACACCCTCGTACTCGTCATGATCAAGAACCGGATCACCTCATGGGAAGGTATCGAGGCACCCTGCACCGAAGAAAACAAGGAAAACATCTTCGGCAACAACGGCGATCTGCTGGCCCGGATCGCCCTGAAGTATTTCAGCGAGAAGGAAGCCGAATCAAAAAACTCCGAGACTTCGCAGGGTGGGCAGTCCGAAGCGCAGGCGAACGAGTAAAAGAGGCTTGCGCGGCTTGCTCTAAGGAATTTAAGGGCAAGAAGAAACAGCCGCCGTGCGAAGGGTGCGAACATGGACGCCCGGCCATCCTTCCGGGCAACGAGTCAACGATATGGTTCATTTCTCACGCGGCGCTCACTGATGGCATGGGCGCTCTCTCGATGATGAATATTCGCGAATGCTGGGATCTCTACCAGGTCCCGGCAGGCGAGCGGGCTGAGATGCTGGAGAAGATTCAAATCTATCTAGCTGCGAAAGCGGAAGCGAAAAAGAGCGATGGCAAGTAGCACACACTCGACATCGATTAAGATAAGCGCCGAAGATCGGGCAACGGCTGTATTTAAGCACGTCGAACAGCACCTTGCGGGACTTGAGAAGGAATCAAAGTCTCTCTCCGATGGCGTTAATAAGCTGTCGTCCGGTTTCGGGTTTCTCAAGAATGCCATGATCGGTATCGGGGTAGGAGCGTCAATCAAAAGCCTAGTGGATGCTAACCAGCAGATACTGGGTCTTTCGACATCCTTCGAGGCCGCGCTTGGCAGCGCTCAGGCAGCCGACAAAGAGCTTGAGTTTTTGCGGGCTCTCACCAACAAGCTCGGCCTCGAATTCTACTCCACCGCAGAACAGGTCAGAGGCTTCCTGGTAGCCAGCAACGCCATGGGGATGAGTACCGAGACATCCCGCAAGGTCATTACCGGCCTTGGCGAAGCGGCGGCGGCGATGGGCCTGACCACAGAGAAAACAAGCCGCGCCATGCTCGCCCTTGAGCAGATGATGTCTAAGGGCGTGGTCAGCTCTGAGGAATTAAAACGGCAGCTGGGCGATTTAGTTCCGGGCGCATTTCAAACGGCTGCCCGCGCCATGGGAATGACAACGGCGGAGCTCGACAAGGCCATGAAAGCCGGAACCGTCCTTGCGTCTGACCTTCTGCCTCGACTCGCTGAAGAATGGCACAAGATGTTCGGGGCGGCGGCGATCGAGATGTCAACGAGCGCCGTCTCTGAAATCAACCGCCTCAAGACCGCATTTACTGACCTCAAGATAGAGCTTGCCGAAGGGCAGTTTATTGACACCTTTAAGAGTTCGGTAGTCGGCCTTACCGAGTACATACAGGATCATGAGCAGGAGCTTGTAGGCACATTTCAGGGGATGGTTGAAGCCGGGAGCCAGTTGGGCGCAACCATAGTTCCTGCCCTGGAAGATACTGCCGGAGTGCTGGTTAAAATAGCCAACGCGGTTTCTAAGTTGCCGGAGCCTGTTGTTGAGGCGCTTTTCGGCGCTGCGATCGGGTACAAAGTCGGTGGGAAAGCTGGCGCTGTTGTCGGCGCTATCGGCGTTCCACTGATGAGCAACCTTGATTCTCTTGAGACCTATCAGAAACAGCTCAAAAACGCACAGGACGCCCTTGAGTATCAGCTCAAGCTATACGATGACGCTGATCCCATAATTGCGCGAACACGGAAAGAGATAGCGAACCTTGAAGCGCAAATTGCCAAACTGACCAAGACACAGCAGGACGCCAACGAAGCAACCTATGATTACTATGCAGAGCTTGAGCGACTGGCAACAGAAGACCCCTTCGATAGCCTGTTCAGCGGAACGAGCGAGAACATCAAAAAGGTCGGCGACGAATCTGAGAAGGCTTCCAAGAAGCTCAAAACCTTCGCAGACTCCATCATCGAAAAGACCCGCACGCCCATTGAAGCCTATACCGTCCAAGTGGGAAAGCTAGAGCAGGCACACAAGGCTGGGTATCTCACCCTTGAGGTATTCAACCGTGCTCTTTCCATGGAAAAGGAAAACCTCGACAAGGCAAACAGGGCACTTCAAGACGCCGTTGACTGGACAGACTACTACGCGGGCGAACTCGAAAAGCTCTATGCGGGCGCGACTGACGAAAGCGAGTTCTTCAAGGATGAGGTAGTTAATAACAACGAAGAGATTAAGGACTCGACTGAAGAGACATGGCGACAATGCGGCGACATCGTTTCCGATTTCTTCCGGCGGGTAATTGGCGAGGGTGAAGACCTGGTTGACGTATTTGAGGACTTTGGTAAGCGCATCGCCGGCGCGATAGCGGGCGACCTTGCCACCATGGGTTTTAATGCTATACTCGGCCTACCTGGTGGCACTACCGGCACATCGCAAATGCTTAACCTCTTGGGCTCAATGGGTAGCACCGCTGGCGGGTTTAATCCGCTATCCATGATTGGCATGGGCATGAGCAACATGGC